ATTAAAGTAAAAAGTGCTGATAAAATTCGTCTTGAAAAAAATAGCACAGATTCCATAAATCAAGATGAGATTTTTGAGTATATTTTGATTTTCCACCTAGAAAAAATTATTCAGTCTAAATTTGAAAATAATAAATATATAAAATATGCGGAAAAGTACACTAACGAAATTGAAAAAAATAATAAATTATTTATGTTTCACTACTTTACTATTTTCAAATTAATTAGAAATAATATTACAAAAATTAATAGGCATATATTGTCAATTATCAATTCTGTTTTAGATAATTTTCAGGATGACATTGATATGACTGTTATAGTTGAAAATGCTGTTGACTTTATAGAAAAAAATGTAAGCTTATTAAAATATGCCGATATGGAGTTGTACGAACATCAAAAAGAGATTTTTACAATTTGTAAACAAAAATGTCCTAAAATTATACTGTATACAGCTCCAACTGGTACTGGTAAAACACTATCTCCATTAGCTTTATCAGAATCTCATAAAATTATATTTGTTTGTGCCGCTAGACACGTTGGATTAGCGTTAGCCAAAGCAGCTATATCAGCTGGAAAAAAAGTAGCATTCGCGTTTGGATGTGCTAGCGCAGCCGATATTAGATTACATTATTTTGCGGCAAAAGTTTATACCAAAAATAAAAGAACTGGTGGAATTGGAAAGGTTGATAATAGTGTTGGTTCCGAAGTTGAAATTATGATTTGTGATATTAAATCGTATTTGCCAGCAATGTATTATATGAAATCGTTTAGTACAAAAATAGTAACTAATGAAAAAAATGGATTAGAGCAAGAAGTTGAGGACATTAGTGGTCTAATTACATACTGGGATGAGCCAACTATTACTATGGATTATGAAGAACACGAATTTCACAAAATTATTAGAAGAAATTGGAAAAAAAATCTTATACCTAATATGGTACTATCATCTGCTACTTTACCAAAGCTTCACGAACTCACAGAGACAATAACAGATTTTAGGAACAAGTTTGATGGAGCGCAAGTATTCAGCATTGTAAGTCACGATTGTAAAAAATCTATACCTTTGATTAATAAAGATGGCTTCGTAGTTTTGCCTCATTATTTAAATGAAGATTATTCTGAGGTTTTAAAAATTGCGAGACATTGTCAAGAACATTTAACATTGCTAAGATATTTTGACTTAAAAGAGGTTGTTAACTTTATAAGTTTGGTAAATAAAAATGACTACTGTATTAGACAAATGAAAATTAATAGAATATTTTTAGAGCTTGGTGATATTAATATGACAAGTATTAAAATTTATTATATTAACTTGTTACAAAATATAATTGCTGGAGCGTGGGGAGCTGTTTATAATGGTTGTAGAATTTTAAGAGAACCTAGAATAAGGTCGAATAATTTGATTGACCCAAAAGGAAATAAAATTTTTAAATCTAGTTCTAGTCAAGCACCTCAAAATCAAAATCCAGGAATTTATGTTACCACTAAAGATGCGTTTACATTAACAGACGGACCTACAATATTCTTGTCAAATGACGTTGAAAAAATTGCTAAGTTTTGTATTCAACAAGCAAGCATTCCAGCTAGTGTAATGACCGATTTGATAGACAAAATAGAATTTAATAATTCATTGAATGAGAGATTAAGTGTTTTGGAAAAAAATCTAGAAGATATTTCAGAACAAGCAGATATAGCAATTAGCGATCAAGGAAATAAAATGAAAGGAAAAAATCAATCATCAAAAGACCCAAGAAAATTATCTAGAGAACCATCTAAAGAGCCAAAGGATAAAGATAAAGATAATACTAAAGGAATAATATCAGAAATTAATAGTGAAATCTTTATAATTCGGTCAATGATAAAGATAGCTACACTAAATGACACATTTGTTCCTAATAAAATTCTTCATTTGAATAAATGGGCTGAAGGATTAAATACAAGTGATGCTTTTACAAGCAATATTGAAGAATCTATTGTTAGTGAAATTATGTTGCTACATGGGATTGAAGATAGTTGGAAGATTTTACTTATGATGGGAATTGGAGTTTTTACTAATCATAATAATATTAGATACACCGAAATTATGAAAAAGTTGGCAGATTTACAAAAATTATATATGATTATTGCGGATACTGATTACATTTATGGTACAAATTATCAGTTTTGTCACGCTTATTTGAGTAAAGATTTAAATCTTACACAAGAAAAAATCGTACAAGCTCTTGGACGTGTTGGTAGATTTAATATTCAACAAAATTATACAGTTAGATTCAGAGATGACAGCCAAATATTGAAGTTGCTTACTACTGAAATTAATAAACCTGAAGTTATTAATATGAATAAATTATTTAATAGTGATAAAGTTATTTGGAATGGAGAAACATATATTTCAGACCCTAGTGAAGATGAAACAGATGACGAAGAAATTGAAGAATCATCATCTTCTAGCGATGAAGAAAACTAGAGTAATAATTTGTATATTAAGTATTTCATAATAAATAAAATAATAAAAAATATTTTTTTATTTATTATAAGTCTAATTCTTCTCCATAAAACTCTTTATAAATTTCTTTTATATATATTATATCATCACCATTTTCTTTTTTTCTTTTAATTAACTTAATAAATGATTCTTTATGTGCTGCATGGTCTATTTCAACTTCACCTGTTTCTTTGTTAATTATTAAATGTTTTTCTTTAATCAAAAATATTTTACCAAATGACAAATCGTTTTTCATTAATTTTTGTAAAGTAAATAGAACTGCTTTTTGTCTAAGTCTTGGTCCCGAATCATAATAATAACCAGCTCTATCCATCATTATATTACAAAATCGTGAATTCATGTGTAGATATTCATTATCTAAATCAATTTCATCACCTTGATAAAGAGCTCCAGCAAGTTGTAGTGCGTTAAATAGCGGTTCCAAATAAATTTTATAATATGCGTGTGGACTTGAATCTTTCAAGGCTTTTTTGAATGCTTGACCGCCTTTTTTTGTTTCAAATAAGTACAATGCGGTTGCTAATTGAGGTATAACTTTTGATGGGTCGCAAACATTTGTCTGACTTTCTAATTCATCAATTTTGGCTTGCATTTTTATAATTATAATTTATATTTTTAAATTATAATTTAAGTTTAATACCTTTTTCATAAAACTTATAGGTTGACTAATTTCCAAATAAATCCATTATATATTTCATCTGTTGTGTTGCTTATTAATAAGTTTAATTTAGCATAAGAAATTTGATATTTTTTTACGATATCTCTTTTAGTATTATAAATAGATAATACTTTTTTAGTATTCGGATCTATTTTTTGAATTTTAATACCAATTTGGTTTGGTATTTTTTCTGGTAATGAATTGTTTTTTAAATATTCTGCTTTCATTTCTTCAGAACAAGCATCAAAAAAATTCCAATAATGACCGCTTGAAATATGTTGTTGTTGGATTGCTCGTGTAAAACTATTACATTTCATATTTCTTGCTTCAACCGCTTCTTTTTGTGATGCATAAACTGCTAGAATTTTAGTTTTTTTAATATCAATCATAGAAATAAATTTAACCTCTGGTGATTTATGTTTTGATTTAACCGTTTCCTCAAGCTGTGATGGTGGCATTTCATTGCGACTAACATACATCCATCTAAAATTTTTATAAATTGTATTATTTTGCGAAGCTCTTTTTAATGAGATTAGAGAGATATCTTGAAGTGTTCTTTCTAATTCAGATGGACTATCAAACAGTTTAATATGATTTTTTAAATCATCTAAATTATATTGATATATTTTGGGAGTATTAATTCCATTATGTCTTTTTTTTATATAGTTAGGCACTTGTTGAACTTCTAGTTCTAACTCTTCGTCTTCATCTTCTTCTGATTCAGTGTCATCATCCATATTTTTGTTATTTAAATTTAAATGAACTACATTTTCTTCTTCAATATTATCTGAAATAGTAGTTTGTATTTTTTTTAATTCTAATTCTATTTTTTTCATTTCAATCTCAAACTGCAATTGTTGAATTTTTAATTCAGTTAATTTAATTTTTTTATCTTGTTGTATTATCTTAAGTTCTTCAATTAATATTACATCTTGTGGTAAAAATTCAATTTTAATTTGATTTATAATAGTAATAAAATCTTGATATATTTTGTCATCTATTAAATATGTTTCTCTTGAAGTAGTACCATCTATTTTGGATATTTTTTCATAATGTTGAGAGAGATATTCGTGATGATGAATTTTTCGTTCAAATTTTTTATAATTATTATTTTCAAATATATCTAATAATAATGGTTCTTGACAATTAAATGAATTTGAAATATTTGTCAGTCTCTCTTTAATATCTTGCGTAGAACCTATTTTTATTACGAATTTATCATTTACTTTATAAAACTTACAAATATACACAATGTTTTTTTTATCATATGCTTTTAATAATGTTTTATGTGTTGATAATTCGCATTTATATTGATATAATTGTTTATCTACTTCTTTGTCTTGTTGTAATTTATATATTCCATTGATTCTAATTTCTTTTAAGACTGAAACCATCCATTTTTGAAATGTATGTGCTATTTGTTTTCTTGAACGTCCTAATATTCTATATAGACCAGTTTCAGTTAAAAAATTAGTTTCTTTTAATCCTGTAGATGTGTCATTTAAAATGACACATTTTTCATCGCTACTAAAATCCCTTAAGTTTTCTCGAATATTGCTAATTCCTAATAGTTTTCCAATTTGATTTGCTTGAAATAACGGGTCTTCCAATGTTCCTTGAATATTAATTTGATACTCTGTATCTAACAAAGAAAACGCCTTTAGTATATCCATTATAATATATTAATATGTATTGTATCTAAATAGTTTAAGTATATATAAGTATTAATTTATATATACATATATAAGTATTAATGTGTCATTTAAACACATACCCTTAATTTAATTAGTCACAATTTACAAACATTTCGCCTTATAACCCAAGAGCTTGAAATAGTTTCCATTATACAATATATTATTTTGTAAAGCTTTTTCTAATGTCTTATCACTAATATGGAGAGACCTTATACAATCATATTTACATATAAATTCTTGAATTAATTTATTTTCCGCATCATATTGTCCTACTCCATTTTTATATAATAAAGGTTCTTGATTTTTTTCTTCAAAATTTTGTATTAAGAACCACAAACTAAATAAATATGGTTATATGAAAATTTTTCAATTGTATCAAGAAATGTTCCTCCTCCTAATAATTGACCTTTGTTAAAATTTTTATATTCATCATAATTTTCACGACTACAATTACAATATACACCATAATTTATATAATGTTTTTTTTGTTCTTCTATATCACAATAATTTATATATTTATTAAAATATTCTTGAGTTATATTTTTAGAAAGCCATTTTTCTGCCTCTAAAATAGCATCTCTTTCAGTTTTTTCATTTTCAAATTCTATAGTATGTTTTTTGCGACAAAAGCATCTAAATATATCAAATGTAATTTTCTTAACATACTTATTTTTGTCATCAATTTCAGTAAGGTAACTATAATTGAATATATTTTCATTTCCAATAAAATATGCCCCATATTTTTGCTTAACTTTTATTTTTAACAACATAATTTGTTCATTAATGTCATATTCTTCTGGTAATACCATTTTTAGGTTTAATCTGTCATCAGAATGTATTTTATCAAATACCAAATGAGGTTTCTCTCTAGTTATAATTAATGATACATATTTTGGTAATGCTAGTTCATTTTTTTCTGGATAAATATCATTCTCTAAATCATCTACAACTTTGTTGGCTTGGGCTAATTTTTCTTGAATGGTTATTTTGTTTGATTTTGTTGTAGACCAAAGTTTATCTAATTTTGGATGTTTTTCTACTCTAAAATATTCTCTTAATATTTTTTTATCCTTATCCGCATAATCCTTGTAATAACATACATATTTTTTCATTGTTTCTTGTGTTATTCCATTAGGTAAATCTTGGGCATTGTGTTTTCTTTCTCTTTTTGTACCAGGTTTAATACCTTTTGAGTTTTGTTCTTGTTCTTTTCTTGTAGCTATTCTAAGATTTTCACAAGTATTATTTAATGGGTCTTGGTCTATATGGTCTACACTTACATTTGTTGTGCCTTTTCCATTTCCATAACATCCTGTAATTATTTGATGAATATATAAATTATTTGAGCACAATATATATCCATTTTGATGTTTATACCAAGTAATTTTTTTGTTATTATTAAAATTATTCTCATAATCTAATATTTTATTATAGCTTTCAACGCATAATCTACAAATTGTCTCCTTTTCACAATACATTAACCAATATTCTTTTCCGTTTTCTATAATTTTCCACATAGGATTTTTCATAATATTTGCATCTTGACCTATAGATAAATAATGACCGTTAACATACTGAATTATGTTATATTTTTGTATTATATTTTTATGGTATAAATGATAAATTTGTACATTACATTTTCTTAAATCATATTGGTTATTATTTAAAAATATATAACACACTAATTCTGGGCTATATGAAAATATAAATTCTATATAACTAAATTTTTTATAATTACAAGAATAAGATGGGTATATATCATCTTTATTTGTGAATACAAAATTTTTATTAAAATTAATGATTTTATCCTTATCTTTTAAATCAACTAAATAAGTTCTACCATTATAATAAATTTCACCGCAAAATAATTCTTCATTAGTTGAATACATAGGTTTCATATTTGGTATTATATAATTTGTAGTTTCGGTTGAATCTAAGTCAATTTTATTCATATTATAAATTATATAATATGAATCTGTTTAAGTTGTTTTTTATTATGTATATATATATATGAGTAATAACCTCCCAGTCCGCTCAATTGGAATATGCTAATCCCCCCATCCCACTCATTATGCGGAGCACATTATAATTGGTAGCATACACGCGCACTTTAGCAGTCTTGGTTCCCTCAACAGTAGCGTTGGAGAGCACCAATTGGAGTGTGGCGTTATCAATTCTGGAGAAGTTACACGTGCCTGAGGGTTGGTGCTCCTCAGGTCTCAAAGCAAAGCTATACACGTTAATACCTTCATCAGGGCATCTGGTGTGAGCTTGGTAAGGTTGGACCCAAGAGAAGTAAGAACCTTCACGCTCAGAGAATCGGTCTTGACCGTTCAATTGGAGCTTGGCAGTGACAACGGGATTTTGTCCCCAGCAATGCATATCCAAAGAGGTCTCAGTGAGCACAAATGTACCGGCATCAGATACACCAGAGTTATCCAAATGGTTAGATCCAACAACAGCTCCATCGAGAATAACCCCATCACCGCCAAGATTAGCCTCATTGTAAGGATTGGAAGGTCCGTGCCAATATCCAGTGAAAGTAGCACCAGCCATATTGTCAGCAGAAGGTTGGTAGTCCAAAGCACCAGCATCATTGAAAAGACCACGAGCATCAATAAAGGCACGGCTGTCTTGAGCAACAGAGGCGGGACCTCCGAATGCGTGAACGGCATTAGGAAGAGCATCAATGGCATCAGTGTAGTTGAAGGGTTGAGCACCAAGTACCTTGAAAAGAAGAGCATCGCAAGTCAAAGAAGAGCAATAATCTACGTTTTGGTCGGGTTGGACGACCCAGATGAGCTCCTTCACAGGGTGATTGAAGTTCAACTTTATTTTATTACTAGAACTTCCTACGGATTCGTCACCCGTGAATTGAAGTTGGGTAATCAAATACTCGTGAGGATTTTGGGCCATACGTCTGCGCTCATCAGTGTCCAAGAACACATAGTCAACATACAAAGAAGCAGCAACCAAAGATTGATTGTAAGCAATAGTGGCAGGAACAGGGCGGCCAACTGAGTATTGGCTTGTTGATTGGGTACCATCAGCATATCCAGGATTGCAGTTCAATGTGGTAACAGCCCACAAGCACTCATCAATAGGTCTGATATCAAGATTAATCTTGACCTCGTGGTATTGAAGAGCAATCAAAGGAAGAGCAAGACCAGGGTTGGTGCAGAACCAGAATTGAAGAGGCACGTAAAGGGTTGTCTCAGGAAGAGCATTACGAGGAGCGCAAACTTGACGAGGAGCCAAGGAGTCGCAAGGACCATCAACATCAGAGAAAGAGGGATCAGTGATGAATGTAAGTTGTGTTGTGTTACCAATCATCTTGAAATATCCACGTTGTTGCTCGGTAGTCATTGTAAGTTGGTTCCAGATGTGCATCCAGTCACCATATTGACGGTCGATTCTTTGACCACCAATCTCAACCTCAACTTGGGCGATAAGTTGCTCACCGGGGTAATCTAACCAACGGGCATACACGCCAGTGTTTCCGGTAGAGTAGTTTCCAAGACCCATAAGTTGGTTGATCTCGGGAAGTGTAACTTGGAGATATGTTCTGTAAGCCAAATCACCGTTTCGGCTGATAGTACATTGGACACGACGACCGAAATCGGCTTGTCCGTTGAAAGTTTGCTCAATTGATTCAATAGCAAAGTTTGTGTAACGTCTGTAAGTAACTTTCCAAAAAGTAATTTGAGGATTACCTGTACGTTTCCTCTACCTTATCTTTCAATAAGGATTAGACTATATCTTAAAAAGAATTTATATTTGCTTTCATTTCAGCAAATTCTTTATTTAATATAAATTCTTTCGAAAACCATTTAGTCGTTGAACCTTCTTCTTTAAATTTTTCTATTTTATTTACAATATATTCCACCTTTTCTAAAAAAGGTGGAGCCAAATTTTGATTAACGTTTTGATAAATATTTTGCTCAACTTTTTTAAAAAGTTGAACTGGAATTAAATTAGACCAATTACAGCATTTAAATTTTTCATTTTCTAAAGTTAAATCAAATTTACAAGTAGGTATAATATGGTCGATAGACCAATATGATGCATAATTATCCCAATTCATTTCACTCGTGAAATTATAATCAAACCACTCTCTTAAATATTGAATATTACATCCAATATAATTCATAGTTGAATCATTTTTAACAAGAACATTTCTTAAACGTGCAGCTAACGATTTTTTTATTCTATAATTCATATTTGTATTATGCTCGTTTTTACACCATTCAGTTTTTTGATCTGTTAAAAATTTGGGATAACAAGAAATACAAATCTTTTTTTTATAAAACTTTTTTAGTTTCGCAAAATTTTTTAATGCCTTTTCTTCTTGACATTTTTCACATTTTACAAAAATAGTTTCTGACCTTTTTTGTCTAAGATTTTTCTTTCTTGTTTTATCTAATTCATTTAAACATTTTTTACACGTTTTTCCGAATTTATTTTCACTGTATTTTCTGTAATTATTAATTGATAAATTCAATTCACATTTATCACATACTATTTCAGTAATTTCGCAAGACATTTATTTATACATTGTATTTTTATTTGTATTTAGATTGTTTTTAAATAATATTATTTAAAGAAGCTTGGATGCTCATTGCCCATTTCTTCGAATTTTTAAATTCAAATCATCTTATTCATTTTTACTATACCCAAGGTCTTTGTCTTGGCCACAATTTTCTCACAAAAATTGCTTAGTAGAATAAGTTTTAGGGGTTTCAAGCAGTTTGATTTTCTTACCAGGGGTTTTCAAATTAATTTATGAATCTATTAATTTCCCTGATTAACAACA